TGAATATACTCACCGCAAAGTTGAATAAGTCAACCAGTGGTGCAGGGCCAGATGCTCTACCACCAAAGGTTTTAAGTCTTGCACCTGCAGGACGAACTTTAGAGACATCCCACTTGGAGATCTCACCTGCCCAAAGAAGAGCTAGCAATTGTCTAAACGCCTTAGCCCAGCCTTCCTTACTGTCCTTTACCACAATGGTAGTATCACTCTCGAAGAGTTCTGGAACCTCTGGGAGCTTAGAGATGAACTGACGCTCGACACTGAAGCCAACACCAGTGCCACAGAGCAAGATAAACATAGCCTCATCGAAGGACTTTGGATCATCTACAGGTAAGTAGCTGCAGTTATATCCTGCAGTATTATCTCTTTCTAAAGCTGGGCCTGCAGTCATCATGGCTCTCATAGAAGGCATGACTTCTAATCCAAGTATAGCCTCTCTTATTTCGTTGTATACATCATGGTCGATGTCATAGCCCACAACGTTATGCATGTAGCGATCTACGGTCTCTGACCAAGACTCACGTCTTCCATCTTTTTCAAGCCAACGAGCATACCGTGAAGTATGTATGAAAGCTTGATAGTCAGTTGGTAAATAGTTATTCATCTGTTGTCTCCTGATCCAGATATTACACCACGTTTTTGTCTGTCTTGTAGCTTATGAAGATTAGTTTTAGCTACATCATTCATACTAACATTTAGATCTCTACACAATGCGGCAATGTACCACAGACAGTCACCGATCTCATCAGCTATAGCTTTACGATCAAAGTCACCATCACGTAAAATCTTTTTTACTTTGTTTGCAACTTCACCTGCTTCAGCAGCTAGGCCAAGTGCAGGATATATAACAGCATGTTTACTGCTGTAGATAGCAGTCTCAGCAGCTTTTTTTTGATAATCATCCATATCCTGAGAGTTATAATATTTAAAAGCTTCTATATCAGTTTCATTAATCACGGTTTACCTCACACTCTTCTACTATAATATCATCTATGTCATACAAACTTGTCATAAGTAAATCTTGTATGACCTCACAATTGTCTCCGAACGTTTCTAAAAAGTTGGCATCTGGGTCAACTATTATTCTTAAAGATATTTCAAACTCCATCGGAAAGACCCCTAGTTATACTCAGGAGTATCGGGCATGTCAACAACTAATGGTTCGATACTCTTCATAAAATGTTTTTTCCATTCGTATGCAGAATCAAAATCTTCAAACCAAAAATTATCTTCACCCATTACGCCATCTATCTCTGATTTACAGACAAGAAAATAATTAGATCCTATCGGAACATCACTATCTTCTACATCTTCTACTGCTATTGGACCTTCCATAACGCCCCATACTTTTACCTTCATATTATTTCCAATTTTTTAATAAGTCTAGGTAGTGCTCAAGACTTATCATTGTTATCCAGGACTTTCTGTCAGCTCGAAAGAACACTACTGGTTCACCTTTTCCATGCTTATTAGCTTGTTCTATATAGTCATAAGCAGTTTTCATTCCAGACTTTCTACGTTTAACTTCTATAGTTATAGGTAATTTTTTTCTAGCTGCAGGAGATAGTTGAATATCCTCACCTGTGTCTCCCATAGTTGTAGACTTGATGTCATCTTCTTCAAACTCTGGAAAGGTTTCCAATAGTTTGTCTCTAATTTCATTCTGTCCAGTTCTACCTTTAGCTTTAGCTGCTCTTGACATAACTCATTACAACCAAGATGGTTTCTCCATAATTGTATAGTCACCCCAGTTTGTACCATAATCAGATTGTTTTTCTGCCTTTGCAATAGTAGCTAAAGTTTTATGTAAATGTTTCATACCCCAATGCATAATCTCATTACCCATAATATGTAGATGAGAAACATACGGTGCAGTCTTTTCACAAGCTATAAAAGAGAACTTCTTTATATCATATCCAGCTAGCTTGCAAGTATAAACATAGTGAGCACCTTGTAAAAAATACCCATACTTTACACACTCTTTTAAGAAACCTTTAGGACTAGCATCCTGTGTTGTCTTAACATCAAACACTGTTTGTTCTGATTCAATCATTAAGTCGGGTCTTGTTTTAAGAGTAAGACCTGAGATAGGATCTTCTGCAAAAATACTTACCTCATTTAATCTTTCTGGATGGTTGAGATAAGACGCACACACTGGATTTTCTAGTGCACCTTTTGTTATACAGTTAGCTACGTTATATTCTACCTCTGTCAAAAGTATTTGATCTTCAGTGAGATTTGCTTTTAAGTTTTTATATGCAATACTAGACTTAGTCTTTGGACCTTTTACTACTAGATCACGTTCTTTTTCTAAGAGATTAGCATGAACTGCACTACCCAATGCAAAAGCAGGGTTGTTTGAATTACGTTTCTCACCTTTCCAATGTGCTAGTGACTTCTTAAAAACAGCTTTCACTGCACTGGAAGATATACCATCTCGCATATGGTATTCTTGGTTAGACATATTTTCTATTACATTTTTCATTCTTTATCCTTAAAAGGTGGCTCCCCGAAGGGAGCCTAGTTGTTTCTGGAGGAGGTTAGAACAACACTTCGCTTTGTTTTTCTTCTTGAGCTACAGGTGGTGGCGAAGCTTCATCCCCTGCAGTATCTGCTACATAGGCAACATGATCAATAACTTTGACCTTGTCTAACCTAGTACCGACAATGTTAGGTCGGCTTGTGTCGTAAACGGACAGCTCTACTTCTACAGTAGACCCGTTACCAATGGTACCATCAGAACTAATATCCCAAGTAGAACCATCAGACTTTTGAACAATAGGTGCACCACTGTCCCAATCCTTTCCTGTATTAAATTTACGTATGAACTTTACTTTAGTTCCACGTCCCTCTGCATCTGGTGTACCCTTCTTCATCGAACGTGAAGCTTTCAGAGTAGCTAGGTTATCATCATCCATAATGATGTCAATAGTGCAAGCACCATCATGGTCTCTATAGACTCCGTCAAAACCGTCCATGTCACGGTTAGTTTCAAATACTCTTGCCCATTCGGCAATACCAGTTAGTTTAATTTTACGTGTAGCCATGTTGGCCTCCTTTACTAATGCACGTCACTATAACGCTGACCATACTGTATGTCAATACCTAAGTCAACATTTAATTTAAGTTTTTGGTTAAGTTTTTTTATAGCCCAGTTTAATGCATCACTGTGCTCATTTTGCTCTCCTTCTTTTACTAGGTTAATAGACTCGTCATGAAACTGACCGATGATATTTGGTCTACGTGTTCGATAGTAAGCAACCCACTTGTCAAAACAATATGCACCAGTAGATTGATTAAGTGTAGAGAACACATCTTTCTCATAACGAAGCGAATGCCAGAAACCACTTACAGGATTTTGTACCCACATCTCACCGTTGATCTGTCTTACCTTTTGATCTTCGGAAAACTTCTTCACTGACCAGTTTCGATTCCAATATGCATCAAGCAATGCTTGAGACTGTGGGACACTCATCCCTGTGGTTCGAGATAACTTGGCAGCTCCAACGCCATAGGTTGCAGAATAGTTGACAACTTTGTAGTTCTTACGTAGTGCTTTCAGCTCTGGTTTTGTTCCGTGGTTGTAAGCATCAATGTCAGACTGCTTGATTGCCCCTGCATGTTTGGCTAAGTCAAGGTGTGGGTCAAAACCTGATTGAGACATTTCATGCACGTAGTCGGGATCGTAAGGCTGCATGTAGTGTCTCTTGGTCGTATCCTCAAGAGAAGTCAT